CAATGACTCCACATAAAGTAATGATGTGGCAACAGAAGATTGAAGTAAGAAAAGGAGATAGAAAAAATGAAGTTGGTCTTAAAGGTACAATGCAAGGCATGTCATTTGAGAAAGATCCAACAAATGGTGTAGGGGGTCCAGTTAAATACTTCTTTCATGAAGAAGCTGGGATTGCACCTAAGATGGACCATACATATGAGTACATGAGACCAGCAATGAGATCTGGTTTACTTACTACAGGAGTATTTATAGCTGCAGGATCTGTGGGTGATTTATCACAATGTCTTCCACTTAAGGACATGATCTTAAATCCTACATCTAAAGATATCTATGCAGTGGAAACAGATCTAATAGATGAGAAAGGAACAACAGGTCTCTCAGGTTTGTTTATTCCTGAGCAATGGTCTATGCCTCCACACATAGATGATTATGGTAATTCACTTGTAGAAGATGCATTAGAAGCATTGGACAAACAGTTTAAACAGTGGAAGGAAGAACTTGCCCCAGAAGATTATCAGTTAAGAATCTCTCAGCATCCTAGAAATATTAGAGAGGCATTTGCCCACAGAACAGTATCTGTATTCCCACCACATCTTCTTGCTGCACAGGAAAGAAGAATAGAAGAAAAAGAATATGCTTATGAGTTCTTAGATATTTCTGCAGATGCAGAAGGAAAAGCTATAGTTACAAAAAGTAACAAAAGACCTATCATGGAATTCCCAGTTAATAAGAAAACAGAAGATAAAACTGGATGTCTAGTTGTTTGGGAAAGACCTATTGCAGATCCACAATTTGGACAGTATTATGCATCTATTGACCCTGTTGGTGAAGGAAAGACAACTACCTCAGAATCACTATGTTCCATATATATAATGAAAGCTCCAGTACAAGTAGCAAGACATACAGGTACTGAGATAGAGACATATATAGAACAAGATAAAATAGTAGCAGCTTGGTGTGGTAGATATGATGATATTAATCAAACACATAAACAATTAGAACTTATAATAGAGTGGTATAATGCTTGGGCACTAGTAGAAAATAATATCTCATTGTTTATACAGTACATGATCCAAAGAAGAAAGCAAAGGTATTTAGTTCCAAAAAGTCAGATTATGTTTCTAAAAGACTTAGGTTCTAACAACAATGTGTTTCAAGAATATGGATGGAAAAATACCGGTACATTATTTAAAGCACACTTACTAAGCTATGCTATAGAATATACTAAAGAAGAATTAGATCAAGAAGTAAAACCAGATGGTACTGTAGTAAAAACAGTTTATGGTATAGAAAGAATTCCTGATCCAATGTTAATCAAAGAGATGAGAGAATACTCAGAAGGTGTAAACGTGGATAGACTGGTTTCTTTTGCAGCATTGGTTGGGTTCATGAAAATACAACAATCTAACAGAGGTTATTTAAGAAGAGCAATAATGGATGATGCTGCTAAAAACTTGCAAAAGTCAGAAAATTTGTTTAAATTAAATAAGAGTCCGTTTAAACATATGGGGAATAAAATGATGAACAGTAGTGGAGGGTTTAAAAGATCTGCATTTAAAAATATTAAATAATAGGTTATGCAAGTATATAACGCATTACAACTTAAGAAAGGAGCTAAAACAGAACAGAATAGATTAGGTAGTATTACCCAACCATTACAGTTTTTACCTAAAAAAGATAAAACTGAAGAATGGGCTGCCTGGAACTTAGACTGGTTAGAATGGCAAGGATTAAAACAAATAAGAAGAAATGCTAGACGATTACTAAAAAACTATAAACTTGCAAAAGGAGTAATTGATAGATCTGACTATATTTTTGAAGAGGATAATGAGTATAAAGATATTATAGAGGTATTAACTAAAGAAGATGTATCAGCCCTTGAACTAAAGTTTTATCCTATTATACCCAATGTTGTTAATGTACTAGTAGCTGAATTTGCTAAAAGATCTACTAGACTTACCTATAGAGCCATTGATGATTTCTCTTACAATGAGATGCTTGAGCAAAAAAGAGGAATGGTTGAGCAAACTTTAATGGCAGATGCTGCAACTAAAATGTTAGCAGCTATGCTTGAACAAGGTTTAGATCCAAATTCAGAAGAAGCCACAAAACAACTACAGCCTGAAAACTTAAAAACTTTACCAGAGATTGAACAGTTTTTCAAAAAAGATTACCGTTCAATGGTAGAGCAGTGGGCAGAACATCAGCATAAAGTAGATGTAGAAAGATTCAGAATGGATGAACTTGAGGAAAGAGCATTTAGAGATATGCTTATTACTGATAGAGAGTTCTGGCATTTTCACATGATGGAAGATGACTATGATGTAGAATTATGGAATCCACTTTTAACATTCTATCACAAGTCTCCAGATGTTAGATATACCTCACAAGGAAACTGGGTAGGTAAAACAGATATGTACACTGTGTCAGATGTAATTGATAAATTTGGACACTTACTTACTACAGAACAACATGAGGCTTTAGAGTCTGTATATCCAATTAGATCTGCTGGATATAATATTGGGGGTCTACAAAATGATGGTTCATTCTATGATGGTACAAAAACACATGAATGGAATACTAATATGCCATCTCTTGCATATAGACAATACACATCTTTCATGTCTGGTAATGTATTAGATGGAGCAGATGTTGTTACTCAGATACTTTCTCAGGGTGAAGATTACTATGATCAAGGTACGGCATACTTACTTAGAGTAACTCAAGCATACTGGAAGTCACAAAGAAAAGTTGGACATCTTGTAAAGATCACAGAAGAAGGTGAAGTAAGTAATGATATAGTTACAGAAGACTATAAGATAACAGATAAACCAATATATGATACTAGACTCTTTAAAAATAAAACAAAAGATAATTTACTTTTTGGAGAGCATATAGATTGGATCTGGATTAATGAGGTATGGGGTGGAGTAAAAATAGGACCAAATGTACCTTCATTCTGGGGTATGAATAACCCAGGTGGATTCTCACCTATCTATATTGGTGTAAATAGAAACCACATTGGCCCACTTAAGTTTCAGTTTAAAGGAGATTCTAATTTATATGGATGTAAACTTCCTGTAGAAGGATCTGTATTCTCAGATAGAAATACTAAGTCTACTGCACTTATTGACTTAATGAAGCCATACCAGATTGGATATAACATTGTAAACAATCAGATTGCAGATATATTAATTGATGAGCTTGGTACAGTAATCATGCTTGATCAAAACTCTTTACCAAGACATTCATTAGGTGAAGATTGGGGTAAAGGTAATTATGCTAAAGCTTATGTAGCAATGAAGAATTTCCAGATTCTTCCTTTAGATACATCTATCACAAATACAGAGAATGCATTAAACTTCCAACACTTCCAAAAACTAGATCTAGAACAAACAAATAGATTAATGTCTAGGATAAATTTAGCTAACTACTTTAAACAACAAGCATATGAAGTAATTGGAGTTAACCCTCAAAGAATGGGACAACAATTATCTCAATCAACTGCTACCGGAGTAGAACAGGCAATGCAAGCATCTTATGCTCAAACAGAAATATTCTTTATTCAGCATTGTGATTATCTAATGCCTAGGGTGCATCAGATGAGAACTGACTTAGCTCAATACTATCATTCTACTAAACCATCTGCTAGATTAACTTATATTACTTCTGCAGATGAGAAAGTAAACTTTGAAATTAACGGTACTGATCTTTTACTTAGAGATCTTAATATTGCTATTAGTACTAATGCAAACCATAGAGCTATTCTTGAGCAGTTAAAGCAAATGGCAATTCAAAATAATACTACAGGCGCATCTATTTTTGATCTAGGTAAAGTTGTTCAGTCAGACTCTATTGCTGCTCTTAATGTTGTTCTTAAGGACTCTGAACAAAAACAACAGCAGATGAAACAACAAGAAATGCAACAGCAACAGCAAATGCAACAAGAACAACTTCAAAAACAACAAGAGATTGAGCAAATGAAGATTGATTCTGTTGCTGCTGAAAATGAGAAAAACAGACAAAGAGATATCTTAGTTGCTGAAATTAGAGCTGCAGGTTATGGAGCTACGGGAGATGTTGATCAAAATCAAATGTCTGACTATAGAGATGCAATGAAAGAAATTAGAGAGACTGAACAGTATCAAGAACAAACTGGACTTCAAAGAGAAAAAGAAGTAAATAGAATGACTATTGAAAACCAGAAGAACCAGATAGAAAGAGAAAGACTTCAGACAGAAAGGGAAATTGCAGAGAAACAACTACAAATTGCACAGGAAAACAAAAACAAATATGATGGCAATCCAAAGAAAGAAAAATAACTTAGCTATATATTACAGTATTTTTTTCTAGAAGATTAAATTTTTGAAGTTTATTCTGTATATTAAAGTATAACATAAAACCAACAAGATGAGTGAAAACATTGAAAATCCTGATAATCAGGTAGAAGATTCTACAGCGGTAGGACAAGTGGATGTAAATATTGATGAAATCTTTGGAATGCCTGGGGCAGAAAGTGTAATGCTCCCAGCAGAAGAAGAGAAACCAAAATCTATGTTTTCTAAGGAAAGTGTAGATACATCGTTCTTTGACAAAAAAACTGACTCTGAAAAAAAAGATGAGGAAGATGTTAAGCCAGAAGAGATTGAAAGTACAATCAATGAGCTTAATGAACTTATCACACAGGAAGAAGATGCAGGTAATAAAGGAAGACCAAAAGTAGATAAATCAGGTTTGTATGATCTAGCTATTAAGATGATAGATGAAGGAACACTTATTCCTTTTGAAGATGATAAACCATTAGAAGAATACACAACAAAAGATTTCCGTGAACTATTTGAAGCAAATTTTCAAGAAAGAGAAGAACAAGTTAGAAGAGATACACCAAGAGAATTCTTTGAGGCATTGCCAGAAGAACTTCAAGTTGCAGCTAAATATGTTGCTGATGGTGGTACTGATCTTAAAGGACTGTTTAGAACTCTTGCTCATGTAGAAGAGATGAGACAACTTGATCCATCAGATGAATATGATCAAGCAGAAATTGCAAGACAGTATTTACATGCTACTCAATTTGGTACTCCTGAAGAGATTGAAGAAGAAATCCAAGACTGGAAAGATTTAAACAGACTTGAGCAAAAAGCAAATCAATTTAAACCTAAGCTTGATGCAATGCAAGCTGAAATTGTACAGCAACAACTTGAAGAACAAGAAGAAAGAAAACAATTACAAGCTGAGCAAGCCAAAGCATACCAGGAAAATGTATACAATACATTATCTGCAGGAGCTATTGGAGGAATTAAATTAGATAAAAAAATACAAAGCTTGTTGTTCTCCGGATTAGTTCAACCTAATTATCCATCTATTTCTGGTAAACCTACAAACTTACTTGGACACTTATTAGAGAAGTACCAGTTTGTAGAGCCAAGACATGACCTAATTGCTGAAGCACTTTGGTTATTGGCAGATCCAAATGGATATAAAAACAGAGTTAAAGAACAAGGTAGCAAGCAAGCAACTGAAAAAGTAGTTAAGCAATTAAAAACTGAACAGTCTAGAAGGTTAACATCATCTACAAATTCACAATATGATGAACAACCAAGAAGACCATCTGCTCCTTCACAACCTAAAAAATTAACAAAAAATAATCTATTTAAAAGATTTTAATTAAGTAACAAATAAAACAAATATAAAAAATGGCAACTCCAATTTTAAACAATGGTATATTCCTTCGGGATACCGCTTACAATGCAAGTTCCCATGTGGATTCTTACCACTTGGTAAACATGCTAAAAGATGCTGAACCTATGGATTTAGGTCCAGTTGACCTTTGGGCAATGTCTCAAAAGGTAGAAATGCCTCTTTACCAAATGTCAAGTTTTGGTGGGAAAAATGTAATTATGGTAGATAATGCTCGTGGAGAGTATAAGTGGCAGACTCCTGTCTCTACAGATCTTCCATACATTCTTGAGGATATTGAACCACTTAATACTTTCAAAGGTATTGATGGAACAACCTTTAGAATTAAATTAAGCCGCAGAGAGTTTGGACATGGTGATATCATCACTTATGACAAATATAATGGGGTTGAGATGTACATTACAGATGAAGATATTCTTCCATTAGGTGATGGTTATGTTTACACAGTTCAACTTGTGAATAATGACAACACTAAATTCTTGGATAACTCATACTTAAACAATGGAACTAGATTCTTTAGAAAAGGTTCTGCAAGAGGTGAGTATGGTGAAAGATTTTCTGACATCACTACAAGAACTGGTTTCCGTGAGTACTACAACTTTGTTGGTGGTGCTGAAGCTCACGTACATTATTCAGTTTCTTCAAGAGCAGATTTAATGATCAAAGGTGGTATGAATGCAGATGGTACAGTTCCTGTAACTGAGATCTGGAGAAACTTTGGTGCTACTAATGATCCTTCTATCACATCTTTAGAAGATATGGTAAAAGTTTTAGGTAAGGATAAAGTTAAAAAAGCATTTGATAATGGAGATCTTTCTAGAACTTTCTTAACTCAAATGGAAGCTGCTCACTTAACTAAAATTGCAAGTGACATTGAGACTTACTTAATGTGGGGACAAGGTGGTAGAGTTAAGCAAGATGGACCAGATGACATCAGACTTTCTACTGGACTTTGGCAACAGTTGAACAATGCGTTCAAAAGAGTATACAACAAAAATAACTTTACTCTTGACTTATTCCGTGGAGAAATCTATAACTTCTTCAATGGTAAGGTTGAGTTCCAAGGACCAGATCCAAAAAGATCATTGGTTGTACAAACTGGTATGGGTGGAATGAGAATGGTTAATGAGGCCATTAGACAAGAAGCTATTGCATCAGGTTTATTAATTCAGGCTGCTGATATTGGTGCTATCACTGGTAAAGGTATGGACTTGAACTTTGGATTTGCTTATACTTCATATGTAATTCCATTCTTGGCAAATGTTAAGTTTGTTCTTAACCCAGCATTTGACAATGTTCATACAAATGATATTGAGAACCCAATCATTGATGGTTTCCCATTATCTTCTTACTCATTCATTATCTTTGATATCACTGATAACACTAATGATAATATCTACTTATTGAAACTTTCTTGGGACAACCAATTGAAGTGGTGGTATCAAAATGGTACTATGGACTACATGGGAAGAACTCAAGGGTTCCAGTCTTCTGGACAATTCAATGGTTACCGTGTAATGATGTCTCAAACAATGCCAGCTATTTGGGTTAAAGATCCAACTAAAGTCTTGAAAATTGTTATGAGAAACCCAGTTACTGGTGGCTCTCTATAATAGATCAAAGTATAAGAGGGAGTGTAAAAGCTCCCTCTTTTTACTTATTTTTTAAAATTTAAAACCAACAAAAAAATGGAAAATTCAGAATTTACAATGGTGGAAATTAACAAAGCTGCCACCGCAAGAAAAACAGCTATTGCTATTAGACCGTTCTTTGATAAAAATGCTTCTAACATGGGGCTTGAAACTTATGACCAAGTATTGTTTGATGGAGTTAAACACCATGAGCAATTAGCTTGTTTGGAAGTTAATGGGGTAATTAGATATATCACAGGTTTAAATGAATTTGCACCTGAGATTAAAATGTTACCTGATGAACAAAAAGCAGCTAAGATTAAAGAAATCAGAACAGCAATTGCTGAACTAGAAAGAGAACTAGCAGCAAATGTTATTGATATTGATGATAAAGATTTTTGGAATAAAGTAAAATTACTTACTCCAAATAACAAAGACTTCTGGAATAAGATAGATATTAAATGTGGTAATGAGCCAGTTTATCTTGATCCAAAAGATCCTTTTGATAGAGTTAGACTTTATGCTATTGAGGCTGGAGGTTTTTCTATTGTAGCAAAAAGCTATGAAGATGCAAGATCAAAATCTAAACCACCAAAGTTTTATTTAGATAAAGAAGAAGAAACTGTAATGGTTAGAACTGAGTACAAGAAAATGCGTAACAAAGCACTTTCTGAATTACAGAAGTTATATGACAAGAACAGTACAAAACTATTCTATGTTGCTAAAGTAGTAGATATTAATAGCACACAGTATAGAAAATCTACTCCAAATGATATCATTTATGAAAACATGGACTTGTACATAAATGGTGATGGTGGAGAAAGCAACAAAGAAAGAGCATGCAAAACTTTCATTGATGCAGTAAATATGGATATGGAAACACTAAAAATTAAATCAGTTGTTAGAGATTCCGTATTTTTTAAGTATATTATTAATAAGGCAGATGGTCATATTTATCATTCTAAGTCTAACAGCTTACTTGGTAGAAATGTATCAGATGTAATAGAGTATTTAAAGAATCCTTTAAATGAGGATATCCTTAAAGATTTAATTACATCTTGTGAAAGATATTGGAACACATAAAATTAAAATAAAATGAAAAAAATGGGTAAAGCCATGTATGGCAAAACAATGATGAAATCAGGTGGTGATAAAAAACCTAAAATGATGACTGGTGGTATGGCAAACTCTAATGCTAAAATTTCAGTTGACAAAACTCCTGGATCTAAAGGAACTACAGTTGGCTTAAATCCTAAAGCTACTGTTACTCCAAAAGCTAAATATGGCATGTCTATGAAACCAGGCATGATGAAAAGAGGTGGTGCTAAAAAGAAATAGTAATGCCTAAAGATTCTTGCTATCATAGTGTAAAAGCACGGTATGCTGTGTTCCCTTCTGCTAGAGCTTCTCAAGCTATTGCCAAATGCCGTAAAGGTAAAGGTCAAGTTAGAAAGACTGAGAAAGGTGCAGAACTAAAAAGATGGCAAGCTGAGAAATGGCAAGATACTAAATCAGGAAAAGCTTGTGGTGCCGGTGGTAAAAATGAATACTGCCGGCCTACAAAAAGAGTATCTAAGGATACACCAAAAACCAAGTATGAACTAACTCCTTCTAAACTAGCTGCTAAGAAAGCTGAGAAATCAAGAGTAGGAATGGGAAGTAGAGTTAAAAAAGTATAGTTATGGCAATTAAGAAAACAACTAAATCAACACCAGCTAAGAAAAGTTCTTCAGTTGGTATTTCCATTTTTGGAGGTGGTAAAGCAGAACAAAGAAAATGGGAAATTGAATCTGCTATGTCTACATTACAAAGAGCATCTGAAATTCAGAAGAATGCAAAGTTAATGGCAGATGTTAAAAAGATGGCTGCTGAAAAAGCAAAAGAATTTAATAGCATTGCTGCTGGTAAAAAGATATAATAATGGCAAGAGTAACTGCTGGTGGTGAAAAACATAAGATCTATAAAAAGACTACTAAAAAAGGAGAAGGAAAAGTAGGCAATATTATGGTTAATCACCCTACTAAAGACAAAGGAAAGTGGGACACTATTGATCTAACAGAAAAGTCAGGAGCAAAAACTATTAAACAAGGTATAGCAGCAACAAAGAAATGGCATAGAGAAAATCCTTATCCTAAAAAGAAAAAAGATGGCAAAGTCACCAGCATGGCAAAGAAAAGCAGGTAAGAATCCAGAAGGAGGTCTTAATGCTAAAGGTGTTGCAAGTTATAGAAGAGAAAACCCTGGTAGTAAACTTAAGACAGCTGTAA